TGCTTGGATATCTCGTCTTTGATCTGGAGAAGAAGTTCTACGGTGATGGTCTGGTCAGCCATGTCGTTTCCTCTTCGCCTCCGCGATCATCTTATCAGCACGATCCGACAGATGATAGCGGACCCGCGACTGAACGATCCGTAGAATCGTCATAAGCCTCGGGTGCTCGTCCCAGCACCTGATCCACTCCCCCGGTCCCATGGCCAAGGACGCGTTCTCGCCCTGCGAGATCTGGAAGAACAGGTCCACGTAGAACCCCCATCGCGTGATCCCGATCCACTTCAACGACCCGGTCCGGAACACGGGATGCTTCTGCTTCGAGAACGTCGCGTCGACCGCGGCTTCGATCTGCTCGCGGTCGGCCCGGCTCACGTAGGGTCCGACTCGCCATCCTCGGGAGTCCCGAGCTTGGACACTTCATCGATCGAGTCGATGATCTTGTCGATGATCGCCGGGTTCGCCTCGTCCATCGCGGACCACAAAGCCTGATCCCACGGGACCGCCTGACCGTCGGCCATGATGTTCGTTCCCGCGAAGGCGTGCCGCAGCTTCACCTCGCGAACCTTCATGTCCCGGTCGGCCTGCCCTTTCGGGTTCGTCTTCACGTCGGCGACCTTGCCCTTCGTGTCGACCTCCCCGACGATGAACCCCTCCATCTGGATCTCGCGGACGAGAGAGCGACCGTAAGGCGAGATGGCCTTGATGTCCACCCACACCTCGCGGCCCCCGAAGAAGTCGTCCAACTTGACCCGGCGAACCGGCGACCCGACGATCCCGTCAACCTTCATCAGACCCTCCTATATCACGGCCGAGTACGGCAGCGTGAAGTTGTTCTTCAACGAGATGTACGTCGAGGTCAGCGACACCTCGACCTTGAACGGCAGTTCCACGGTGATCACGTCAGGGTCGTAGCTCGGCGAGTCGCCCGAGTACCGGCACTTCTGCAACCCGAACGCCAGCTCGGCGTACGTGGTCGGCAGCGAGTAGGTCGTGGCCGCCGCGATCGCGGTCAGCGTGATCGCCCGGTCGTTGCCCGCGGCGAAGTTGTTGATCTCGGTGAACGTCTGCTGGTTGAAGATCGCGGTGACCTTCCCGACGACCTCCGACCCACCCTCGGAGATGCCGACCGGGGTTGCGGAACCGTGGATCCGGTGATCGGTCGCGACTCCGTTGTTGATCGTCAGCTCGAAGCTGCGCGCCTCCTCGAACAGCGCCGCCGTGAGGATCGCCGAACCGACGCTCAGGGTCCCCGTGCCCGGGTTCGCGTTGAGGAAGAACGGCTTCTCCGACGTGTACGACGGGGTGTAGTTGCCGGCGGTGACGGCCGAAGCCACCATCCCGATACCCTCCACCGCAACCATCAGCACGTCGTCGATCCCACCCGTGATCGTGATCTGGCCGATCTTCGCGCCCGAGATCCTCATGAGCCTGTCCGACCCCGATGCGTCGGCCACGCCCCCGAGGTACCCCAGCACGGTCACGTACGGGACCACGGCAGAGAACCTGAAGATGTGATTGTGCACGACCGACGTGACCGACGGCGTGCTGTACTCCTGCCCCATGCACGCGAGCAGGATGCGCCCCAGGTCCCCCGGGTTGGCCTCGACGGTGAAGTTGAACGGGACCGACTTGGTCCCCACGTACGGGAGGCCCGAGAACCGCGTCCCGAGCCTTCGCTCGGATTCGATGTTCTCGAACTCCTCGAGGAACCCACCGATCTCGGTCGGCTGAAGGTACGAGAATACAGTCGCGATCGTGCTGGGGAACGTCTGGATCCCGAGCGCAACCCACATGTTTCGTCCGGGAACAGTCAGGCCAGCGGCCATGTTGGAACCCTCCTACCCCGTCGCTTCAGACTGGAAGTCGAAGCGGATCGTGTCGGTCACCAGTCCCTTGGTCGGGTCCCGTTCGATGACCGCCCCCACGAAATGATGGTTCGACAGGTTCACGTCGGCGTAGATCGCATGGATGACGTCCTCGGCATCCTCGGCCACCTTGCGCTCGACCCTCCGATCGGACCCAGTGTTGTACACCAGAACTACCTGCACGTTGAACATCAGCCTGACGCGCCCCGACCCGATCGCACCCCGGGTCGGCTGCTCGCTCGGGATTTCCGTGACCCGAATCGACGCCCGGCGCCCCTGCGGTACGTCGTCGGCATCCACGACCGGGAACCCGCGGGCCGTTACCACCGCCTCCAGCGCGTTCCAGATCTCGCGGATACCCATATCACCTCCGCAGCGCAGGCTTGAAGTCGCGCCGCGACTCGGGCCAGTTGTCCTGATCCGAATCGTAGACGAACTTCACCTGCCCCAACCGGGCCGCGTACTCGGACTCGAACGCAGTCGCCCGGGCCCACCAGATATCTTCGGACCCGCGCGACAGATTCCTACACACCTTCACCAACGCCCAGAACAGGTGCACCGGCCTGATGTCCTCCGAGTTTATGATCAGCGCCGGCCGGTACCCCTTCGCCTGGATCATCGCCTGCACGTCGTCCCACGCCCGGTCGATCTCGCGCTGATACGTCCTTCGCGCCACGTACCGGCTCGTCGCCGTGATCGTCGTCGACAGGGACGTGTCGAGCGTGACCGTGCCCGTCGCGCGCACGGACCCCGAGATCCGCTGCTTCTCCCCCGCGCACGCGCCGTCGACGATCTCCAGCGTTCCGCCTTGGAAGTGGTTGTCGGCGTACTCTTTCAGCAGGATCGAAACAAGCGAGACCGACGTACCGCTCTCAGCCAACCCCGACTCGACGTACCGGTACTCCTGCAACTGCGCGCACTCGGCGATCAGGTCCTCGTCCGTCACCGCCGGATGCAGCGGTCGCATCACAACGTCGAACGTCTGCCTGAAGTACCGGGTCGCACTGGCGATCGTCAGCTTCCACTCGGCTACCGCGTCCTCGGCCAAGTCGTCGAGCACCGCGGCGCCGGGGATGTACGTACATACCCCGGTCGCGGTGATCGTCGCGATAGCGAGAGAGACCTGCTTGCCACCGTCGATGAAGATCGAGATCAGAGCGGCGGTGGGGACCACGAGAACGTTGTGGTCCCACACCTCCAACTCTAGCTGATCGGTGGCAGAGTCGACGACCAGCTGCTGTTTCACGGAAGCCTACTTCGCCGTCAAGCCAATCCGCAGCCACGCCCGGACCGTCCCGGTCGTGCCGACGCCGCAGCGCTGCTGCAACCGCACGTACCGACGCACGTACCCGAGCCCGATGCACATCTTGTTCCAGTTGGCAACCGAGCACGTGAAGCTCGCATCGGCGGGCCACTTGACGAACGAGATGTCGGAGAACGTCGAGCCGTCCGACGCGTCCTGTACGAAGAACCCGGGGATGCTGATCTTGTCAGCAATCAGCGCCGTCGAGTGCGCCGACAAGGCCGAGACGGTGGCCGTGGTGTCGAACATCACGATCGCCGGGATCTCGTCGAACACCTGGTCCGCCCCGAGGTCAAGCGTTTCCGAGTAGGACGAACTGGAGCTGGCCAGCGTGACCCCTCGGTTCCATGCGGTACCGGCCCCGTCCCAGAACACAAGATCCGCGTCGAGGATCCCCTTGAAGCGGCCGTCGTAAACGGTGTTTGCGGGCATTTCTTCACCCTCCCTTACATCTTCGCGTCCGCGATCAGGGCGGTGTCAACGATGACAGGGATTCCGTCATACGACCCGATGTACGGGCTGTAGTCCTTCTCCCCCGGGGAGTAGAGCTGCTTCGCCCCGAGTAGACTGGAGATGCAACCCCAGCCCACGAACGTGGTCACGAGCAGATCGGGCTTGCCTTTCATCTTGTCGTACAGGTTGACGAAATCCAGCGCCGTGATCGGAACGGTCGCCGCGGTCGGAGCGTCCACGCCAGCGATTCGGCCAATCGACAGGCCGTCGTACTGCGCGATGCCGAACGCCGCGTTGAAGAACGTCTTGTACATCTCGTTCTGGCTGTTGGACGAACCGGTGTTGTCCTTGTCCAGAATGGCGCCGTAGTCGTTCGCCTCGATCATCTTGCCGGACGGACCCACGTTGTAGATCCCCATGAACTTGCCCGGCCCGAGCTTGAACGCATAGACCGACTGCCCCACGGAACCGTTTGACGCGTTTACGTGCGTAGTCATGGACGAAGGAAGCCGCGCGTTGATCCCCTCGAAGGAATCGGTCGCGGCGGCCAGCGTCGTCCCACCGTAGAACATCTGGAGGCTCAGGTTGTACCCGATGCTCTCCAGGAAAGACCAGTCTTCCTCAGCACGGAGCGCGAGCGCCCCGCGAGGATCCCTGTCAGCCCGGATCTTGTCAACCTCGCTCACGCCCGAGATCAGGAAAACGCCTTCGGAATACGGGTTGCGCTGCCCCTTCGAGGCCGCAACGTAGGCTCCGAGACGCCGCCATGAAACGGTCGGGCGACCTTCGATGCGGGTGAACTGGTCCACCCACCCGGTGATCTGCCGCATCGGCAGTCGCCCGAAGGTCACGCCCGCGTTCGGGTTGGTGAGAGCGTCGACAAGGAAAGGCTGGTCGCCACCCATGCGCCGAGCGATGTCCGCCAGCGTCAGGTTCGTGCCATAGATTGCCATGTCCTCATCCTCCCAAGAGGTCTAGTGTTTCGGGGAGGTCGGATGCGTGTAGATCCCCCGCATGCCGTGAGCAAGATCGCCAGGCTTCGCCGGAGGTGGGGTCCCGTCTCCAGCCCGCGAGGTCCCAGCCTTGGGAACCATCATCGGTCTGGCCTTACGAACCCACACGAGCTGATCGTAGGATTCACCGGCTGGAATCAACGTCTTGTCGAAGTCCTCCGGCAGATCCTTCAGCTCGTCTCCCAGCATCGTCTTGAAGACCGCGTCTTGAGCTTCAAGTCGCGTCTTCATGGCCACGTTCTCACGCTGCGCGGTCTCGTACAGCTCCTTGAACTTCCCCTGCTCCGCAAGAAGCTCCTCTTGTCGCTTCTTTTCTTTGGCCTTCCGCTCTTCTTCAATCCGTTTGAAGTTCGCGATGTCGGCCAGGAGCTTGTCGTGCTCGGCCTTCGGAACGGTCTCCTTGGCCTCGTCACCCTGCGCTGCCTTGGCTTTGGCTGCGTCTTCTTCGGCCTTCTTGGCCTTGTCCGCCTCGACCTGCTTGGCCGCGGCTTCCTCTTCGACTGTCATGATTAGGATAGTCCGTCAGATGTCCCGAGGATTCAAGTACCCCGGTCACGAACCCGGAAGCGTTGCGTCCGCTGCCAGTTCCGCAGGTTCAAGCGAGCACCGGCACCGCCATCCGCATACCGTCGTACCCATCCCGGGAAGTCCTATCGCCTGCCACTCGGCCCACGAGTTCACTTCGCCGTCACGTTCGGAACAGTCTTCGCACCGGTTGTCGTCGTCGATCGCGATCCATATCCACTCGTCGGAACCGGTCCAGTTATCATGCGCTTCGTCCACGGTGATAAAGTCGACGAGCTCCCCGGCCGAGTTCTTGAACCCGCTCATGATCGACTCGAACAGATACCCACCCGGTGACAACGCGGCGCGCAGACGTTCCTCGATAACCGCCTTGGACATCCCGCTCGCGGCCCACTCGCGCACCTTCGACTGGATACGGTCTGCCCACCCGTCACCTTCGTTGAGAAGTTTCAGCGTGATACGATCTGACGCTGGGATGTCGGACATCACACAGCCTTGCCAGCGGCCATCTTCCTGATCTTCGACATGAGATACTGGTAGAGACGCTTCGCAATCGCTAGCTCGGCCTGTTTTGATATTCCGACAATCCAGTAACCCTTCATGGCGAGCTCGCGAACAACTTCCGCTCTTAGCGTGTTCGCATGGACAATGAGAGTGTGCTCGTCAACCAAGTCTCTTTTCCACGTTGACTCTTTCTGCAAGTACGGAGACCCCGGAGCAAAACCCCGAAGCGGTGTGGTGCGCCCCGTCAAGTATTTTTTGAGCTCGCGATAAGGACCGGGCTTGTTCTCTTTTTGAGGCATTCCGTTCGGCTTCACTTCGGCTTCGATCATTCTGCCGATGTCCTGCGCGATCACAGTCCCGCACGTTTTCAAGAACGTTCCCTTGTCCTTGAAGTCAGGCAACGCGATGCCGAGTTCGTTCCAGTTCTTCTTGACGATTGTCGCCATCACCGACTCCCTGCGATATGGACAAGTCGCTCAGCATGATCAGCGCCCAGCCGCCGCGCTTCCACTTCATGCGCCTTCACCACGACGTTACCCATCGCCGCGAACCTCGCACGCAGGTACTCCCGCGGCGAACGTAACAGCGCGTCAACGTCCCACCCGGAAGCCAGCATCCCCGTCGCCTGTTCTCGAACCGTAGCGAAAAGAGCATCGCGAGCCTTCGCGAACCGTCGCACCTCTTCGACCGCCGCGACTCGCTTGGTTACTTTCCCTTGTACCCGTACGCCGCCGACCCCTGCTTGGCCGCTTTCCGCTTTGCTCCCTTGCCCCGGTAAATCTTCCCGCGAGATCCCCAGCGATACCCGCCCTTTGATTTGCGTACTGGCACGACCAACCTCCATCATCCGACCTTCTTGCCGAATACCTGGTTTCCACCGAACACGGTTTCGAGAACGGTCGGCTCAGGCTTCAAGAGCTTCTGTTCCTTCGCCACGTTCTGCAAAACCACCATCGCCTCTTCGCGTGTCAGCTCAGGGTCGCGCTCGATCAGGTAGTCGATCGGGTTCGAGATCCCATTGTTGAACTCGAAGTTCCACTTCGACTGTTCTTCACTCTGCGACGGCGGATACTGTATCTCGCCCGGGTTCCAACGTAGTTCCAACTCCTCGGGAATCTGCTCGCCGCCGGCCATGTTCGAGACCTGACGCACGAGATCGAACAAGTCGCGTTCCACCATCCCCGCCACCAGCTTGTCCTGCTCACGGATCTCTTCCAGTGATCGGTTGGCGATCTTCAACGAGTACCCGGATGCGATGCTTCCCGACACGTTGAAGTTCTCGCTCGAGATACCGTAGTTGTTCGCGATGGCCATCACCTTGCCCCTGATGACAGAGTCGATAGCCGCGAGCTGCGTGTTCAAGTCAAGGGTCGCCGCGGTCGCACCGGTAGGCAGCACGAGCGGGAACAGCGGATCGCTTATCGCCGACAGGACCTCGTTCGACACAGCGCCCGAGAACGCGATCTGCTTGAACGACTGCGTCTTCACGAGGTAGTTCATGTACGTGTTGAGCACGCCGATGATGTAGTTCGCCCGCACGGCGTCCTTGTTCCAGTACAGATCCCAGAACTCCAACGTCGGCGGCACGCAGAAGAACGGCACGACCGGGATCCGCCCGTACGGATTCTCGGTACCGATGTCCTCGTCGGTATCATCGAACGGGTTCGCTATCTCGCGACCCGCCCCGTCAAGGTACAGGATCACCTCGTCGGTGTAGTAGACCCACACCTCGATCTGGTTCCCGTTCTTGTCGCGCGAGTTCACCCGATACGCGAACCCCTTCATGACCAGCGGATCGTCCTCGTACAAGTCAACGTGCGTGATCTCAGGTGTGATGACGTCAAGACGCATCTCGCCTGTTCGACGCACGATCCGAGGACGCAGGAAGCACACCCACGCTGCCTTCGCGATCCGGCTCGCCTCCGACATCTTCCAGTCGAAGTTCATCTGCATCAGCCGTTCGTTGTAGACCGGAACGTCGACCGTCTCCGCCTTCCCCTGATCGGACGGTACGATCAACTCCCTGCTAACGCCGTTCTTGTACACCGTGCAGATCTCGCGCACGATCCGACGGAAGATGTTCTGCGACGTGTCGAGCATCAACTTGATCCGCTCCCACGTCTCCTGCACGAACTGACGACCCAGCTCGCCGTCGAGAAGGTCCTCCCAGTTGTTCCTGTAGATCCTTACCCGCTCGCCGAGGGTGGCTCGGATATGGTCTCCGTCGGCGATTGAGGTGACGTGATCGCCCACCGCCATCTGGCTTCCTTCCTCGCCCACGCCTCATCGTCGCGCAGGTAGTTCAACCTACCCTTCTCCTCCCCCAGAATCAAGACGCCCGGCATCCGCTGCGCGCGGAACATGCCGTTCATCATATCCAAGTACTTCGGGATCTCCTCGTCAGGATTCTGGAACACGACGAACTCGACCTGCCCCGACGGGAACTCGAACGTGTAGGTACCGTACTGCAACAGGTACCGCTCGCAGATGTCCTGCTTGTCCTTGTTCGACAGCACGAAATCGTACGATTCGAGATTACCCTGAGTCGCGAGAAGTCGTTCGTCCGAAATCTCGGGAACCTCGTACAGACCGCCACCGGGACCGACCCGGAAAAGGTCTGCCAGCGTCAGGCGCCATGCGTTAAACGCCGTCTGTTTGTAGTAGCTCTGGAAATGATCGCTGATACATCCGTTGCGATACGTTACCTTCGGGTGCAATGTGAACACCGGCGGACCCGAAGGCGGGCCGGGTTCCCACGTTCCCGTATCGGTCCGTAGCATGTTCGTGAACCGAGCCCTGTTGCCCGGGTAGCCGAAGTCGCACCCGATCATGAACAGCGGACCGTAGCCCATCAGGTGCGCCATCATGATCTGCGCCGACGCCACGCACCCGTACACGTACAGCGTAGTCCTGATCATCGGGTACGCGATCGGCATGATCTCGGTGTAGAACGGCATCCCGTGCACGATGATCCTGAAGTACTGCTTCTTCCACCGCCACTCGTGGATGACCTCCGGGTCCATCCCGGGGTGAATGATCAGGGTCGCGTCGAGCCCGTCCCAGACGTCCAGCGGCATGAACTCGTCCGACAGAGTCTTCACGTCGACCGCGACCACGTGGAACTCGCGCTTGCCGAGCGCGGCCATCGTGACGCACTGCGAACTGGAGCAGAACAACCCGCCCTTCCACCCGCGGATCAGGTCGTGATGGTCGTCCAGCGTCGGCCCGCTCCCTATGATCAGCGCAGGACCTTTGCTGCCGGGCTGCGCCGGGTCGAGGTTCTTCGCGCGACCCTGCACGAAGTCGTCGATGATCAGCGGATGGTTGTAGTAGGAGTTCATGATCTCGCGCTTCAAAGCCCCGGCCGCGTACTTCGCGTTCGACCCCCCGATGTCAGCCTTCACGTCGGCTTCGTTCATCTCAACCGTTGTGTTCGGCGTCGGCGGCTGCTGGCGCTGGATCTCGGCGACCCGAGCCAACGTCTCCTCACGCTTCCTGATGAACTGCAAGACGTGCCGATCACCGCCGGTGAACATCGGGTTCGCGTGATGCTGCGGGTCAGGCGCCCTGAGCCCGGGATCCTGCGGACTGTCACTCATACCTTTGCCTCCAGTAGTTCGGGATTCTCGTAGATGTTACCGATGACCTCGCACTGACAAGGTTCTGGATAGATCGCCTGCCCCTCTGCCTCATCGTCATCGGTAAACGGCGAGAACCCAGCCGCGCCCTCCAGCCATTCTACTTTCTCTGTTCGCGAATATAAATAAGTTCTCCCGAAGTCGATGACATCCCCCTCGTATATCTCCTTGCCGTTTTTGTCATGAAGGCCGGTGTACTGCATGAGCACCATCGGCGTTGAAGGCTCATCGCGAGACAGAAAGTCGGCAATACCTGCGTTCAATGGGCAACCCATGTCCTTCTCCTCCAGACAGAACACGGGGTCTAATATCACCACCTCATCGTGAATCTTCCCGTTGAACCACGCCCTGAACTTGATTTCCCTCATACCTTCAACCCTCCCTTTCGGTAGACTTCGTACGGGTTCAACCCGTCGTTCAAGATGTAGTGATAAAACACCAGCTCGGCGAACCGCAGTTGCTCGACCGTGTTCACGTCATACCCCTGCCACGGCTCCAGCAGGAACGGGTTGTAGTAGACCCCGTCGCCCTGCATGTCGATGTTGCGTTCGTACTCGGCGAACGTAGACGCGTGGCAGTTACCGTCGTACCTCACGTTGTGATTCTCAGATGGCGGACAGAACTCTACGTAGTCGTCGTTCACCATCTTGCACCGGTAGTCTTCATGGATCGGCACGAACGTCGCTACGAACTTGTTCTCGCGATCCTTCAGCCCGAACCAGCGGTTGACCACCCCGTCGATGTCGGTCGACTTCCGCAGTGGAGAGGTCGCCATCAGCCCTACCAGTATGTCACGCGGTCGCATGATCTCGCGGCACACCTGACGCACGGGTACGTGACCCGGATCGTCGTCGTGTTCCACATCTGGACGCTTAAACGTCTTCGCCCCCAACCTTTCGGCCACCCCGAGGATGTTGTCGCTGTCGCTCGTGACCCACACCTCGTCGATGGTCAGCGAGTTCACCGCGGCGAGGATCGTCCACGCTACCAGCGGTCTCCCGCAGAACATCCGCATGTTCTTGTCAGGCAACCTGGTTGATCCACCCCGCGCTGGAATGACCGCGATCACCTTCGGCTTGAAGTGGTCGTCTTTGTCAGCTACCGTGTTGGCTTCAAACTTCATTTTCCAACCCTCCCCCATCGGATCTTCGCGATGTCACGTTTCGCCAACAGTTTCGGATTGCGATGCTCCGACAAAGCCTTCAACTCGTCGACCTTGTTCATCGCCACCTCGAACGCGCTCAGCAAGACCGCGATGTCGTCCATCAGAGTTTCCTTCCTGATGTCGGCCATCGTGTACTCTTCCCCCGACGTGATCCTCTTGTACCGACGCTCGATCTCCTCCGCGTCTTCCACGGCACGACCGAACGCGGCCTCGCGCTTCGCGATCGCCAGCGTCTTCTCGTAGGAGATCGGGTAGCCGCTGATCATTCCTTCAACGCCCCACCCGTGAGCCCGCCGATGAAGTACCGGCTCGCGAGCGAAAAGATCAGGAAGTACGGCAACATGACCAGCACCCCGATGGCCAAGTCCTTCCCGACGTTCTTGATCGCGTAGACGTTGATCGCCGAGTTCATCAGCCCGACAAGGTACGTCTGATCCTCAGTCCGTCGCAGGTTGAGCATAGGCCAGATGTACGCCCCTATCGAGCCCATCGCTATCAGCACCGCAGCGCTCGCGACGATCGGACCCGAGAGCGGCAAAACAACACGCGAGAAGATGGTAAACTCTCCCGCACCGTCAATCCGTGCCGACTCGGTCAACGATATCGGTATCGTCTTGAAGTAGTTGCGGAACAGGAAGATGCCCATAGACCACACGCCGGGAAGTATCACAGCCGGAAGTCCTATCATCCCCAGCTTGCCGAACACGATGAACTGAGGCACCAACAGGACATACGACGATACGAAGATCGGCGTCATGAATATCCAGAACGCCCACCGTGCCCACCGTCTACGTACGAACGCGAACACGTACCCAGCCGCCCCGTTGACCAAGATCCCGCCCACCACATGCACGACTACGATAAGGGCCGTATTGGCGATCCACCGTGGAAGCATCGGAAGCCTCAACAGGTCCCGGTAGTTCTCAAACGAGAACCGCGGTGGGAAGATAGATGGAGGTATACGAATGAACGACTTGTCGGCAGAGAACGAGTTCCCTACCATCATCAGGGTAGGGACAAGCCACGTTGCCATCAGGAGGATTAGAAAGATGGCCCGAAGTGTGTCGCCTACGCTTCGGCTACGGCCCATTGCTCCACCCTCTGCTTGATCCACACGAGTAGCCCGATCACTACCAGCATGACAACACCCTTGGCCGCCGCGTACCCGGGACGGTTAAAGATGAACGCCGTGCGGAACAAGTCGTACACCGGCGTTGCCGTGGATCCCTTCGGCCCGCCGTCCCCGGTAAGGACGTACACTGTCTCCCAAATCTGCATCGTCCCGACCATGCACAACAGCACGATCAGGGCGATCATCGGTGTCATCATCGGCCGCACTACCATGCGCCGATACTGCGACTCACTCGCCCCATCCATCACCGCAGCGTCGTGAAGCTCTCTCGGTATCGATGCAATCGACGCCGAGCTGAGGATCACCAACGCACCCGGTCCGGTCGACATCGACACGAGCAGCATCGACAGGCGAGCGGTCCACGGTTGCGTGAACCACCCGATCGACTGTCCCCCCATCGCCACGAGGTACTGGTTTATAAGACCTTCCCGGGCCAGCAGCCACCGCCAAAGTAGCGACACGACAAGCCCCGAAGTAAGAGCCGGCAGATACGATACGAACCGCCCCAGCGACTGCGCCTTCGGGGAGAACCGGGTGAGCATCGACGCCGTCCCGTAGCAGAGGATCACCGTGTAAGGAACCAGCGGGATCAAGTACAGGAACACGTTGAGGAAAGTTCTTAGGAACCTCGCGTCGCGTAGCAGCTCGGCGAAGTTCCCCAGTCCCACGAAACGCTCGATCAGGTAGTCCGATTCAATCAGAGCGAGCCGCCCCACCATCCCCATAGGCACGGCGAATGCCAAGATGAACAGCGCGATCGCCGGCAGGAGCATCAGCAGGGCGGCCCACGTCTTCACCTCGACAGAACCTCGTTCGCGGCCGCTTCGAAGTCGGCCAGCGCCTTCTCGGCTGTCACTTCGCCACGGAAGAACGCCTGAATGGGTTCCTTCCACAACGAGTTGACTTCCTTCGACTTCGGCCCGAACGGGTTCAAGTCCTGCAACCCCGCAACCTTCGCCAGCGCGGCGATCCCGGCGTAGCTAGGCTTGTCCGTCACGCCACCCTTAGGTTCCACGTCAGTACGAGTAGTGAACCCACCCGCCGTGACACACCCGGCGTACACATAGTCCTTGCCAGCCGCGACTTCATAGGCCAGCTTCACGATGGCCTTGGTCTTCGCATCGGACACGGCCCGGTGCGCCACCACGATTGTCTGGTAGCCGAACGTAATCGCGTGCTTCATGCCTGGGGCGTGAGGAAGCTCGACGAACGTCATGGCGAACTCTTTCGCCAGCTTGCCAGCCTTCACCTGCTCGGGGACCCAGTAATCACTGTGACCGTTCTGCATGATTCCAGAGAACAGCTTCCCAGTGGTGAAAAGCTCGATGCTGTCGTCGTCCGTCATCTCGTTCGGCGGCGCGGCGACAAGCCCTTCATCAACCAGCTTCTTCATCCACTTCAACGCTGCGACCGACTGCGGGGAGTTAATAGTCACCTTCGAGTAGTCGCCGGGCTTGTACATCTGCCCGCCGAACGCCGAGAGCCAAAGCTGATCCCACCCGCTGAAACCGTTCTTCGTGAAGAACACCAGCGCCGGGATACCGTTGACCTTGAGCTTCTTGGCGATCCGGTAGAACTCGTCCGTGGTCCACTTGTCCAGCGTGGGCAGTTTCTCTCCGATGGCCGCCAGCATGTCGAGGTTCACCGCGAACCCGCCCGCGACCTGCGCCTCAGGAAGAGCGTAGTAGTTGCCGTTCCTGATGTACGGCGAGATCGACTCGGGTTTGTAGACCGCGAGCTGCGCCTTCGTGAGATACTGCTTGAAGTCGATCGCGTACGCATCGTGCAGGTACGGGTTTGCGTTACCTGCCGCTTCCAGCCACACATCGGGCGGAGTACCCGCCGCAAGCAGGGTCTGGAAGGAAAGCATGCCCTGCGTAACGTCGCGGTAGATGACATCGACCGTGACTCCCGGGTTCGCCTTCATCCAGTCGGCTACCAGCTTCTTGTCCAGCGACTCGTAGCCCGCAGCGTCCTGCCCGGGCATGAACTTCAGCGGCCCGGTCGCCATGAAGGTCAGCTTTATCGGCGCCGACCATGAAACCGTTGCGATCACGAAGATCGCCAGCACAAGGAAGATTGTCCGCTTCACAGGTGCCCTCCCTCAAACCGATATCCTATCGCCCGGTCAACGACCAGGTTTCAACCACGATCGGATGGCTCATCAGAACGCACAGCCGTTGCCGTCGATCCGTGACGGGGGCTCGGTGGTCCGCTCTCGGAACCCGTCGAAGTCGCCACCCATCCAGACCCCGCCCATCCACAGGCCACGGAACTTCCCGCCGCGATGAATGCCGTTATGCCAGATCCCGGACAGGAAATCGCCGCCGCGCTTTTCTCCGTTGACCCACATGCAGTTCATGAAGTGGCCGCCGAGCACGATGCCATCCCGCCAGCATCCGCCCATCCAATACGTGTTAGAGTCGCCACACCAGATGCCGTCATGCACGGTGCCGCCCCACCAGATCACAAGGTCCCCCCGGATCTCCACCGTGGCGTGCTCCGAGTGCAGGTTGCGGATCCACTGCGGCCAGTCGTCGGGGTGGGTAATGTCGAAGTCGGGCCGTCCGTCTTCCTTCGTTCCCTGCAATTTCTGCGGGAGCGACGGATAGAAGATAAGGCCCGATTCCCCGGGCTTTTTGGCATGGAACAGTGAAGCCCCTGTTTTCAGGGTAGTTACCATGAGTTTGGACACGTTGCGCCTCCAGTGGATTGGTACCGCGATCAGCGGCTGAATCATTGGGGAGATAGTAACACAGATTTATACTATGTCAACAAAAATATACACCTTAGGTACAAATAAATAGACCGGAAATTGTATAAAAAAAGAGGCAGTCAAAAGACTGCCTCGCCCCACCGTGCCTTGCATCGCCTCACCCCGCCATGCACAACCATACCCCGCCTCATCATCCAGTCAACGTATACTTCGCCTTGTTCTCCCGCAGGTTCCCGTCGAGTCGCGAGAACTCTACGCAAGTCTCGGCGTCCTTCCAGTCGATCAGGTCGCTCTCGATCAGGTCGTTCAACTGCCTGAGCATCAGCGTCATCGGCTGTCCTGGCGACCGTTCGATGATCTCTGCCTGCTTCGACGACACGATCTTGCCCGACATGTGCTGTACGCTGCGGTGGAGAGCTACCCGGGTCCCCGAGGCGTTCCTGACCTCAACCGTCTTGTCTACCAGGATCGACTTGACCCGTTCGAGCGTGACCCCGCAGACTTCGGCAAGCGCGTCCATCGAGATCCGCATCTCGGACCCTTTCAGGATCGCACCCGTCAACTCCGATCCGTTCAGATCCTTACCCCGTCCCCGGTTGTACCTGATCGCATCGAGGTACATTTCCTTCTTGGAAGGATACGACCTCATATCGCAGTCGATCTCAGCTTCGTCTCCATCGCGCTTCATGGCGGCCCGCTTGCGGTGGAACCCGTCCACGATACGCATCGACTGCTCGTCAACGATGATTGGCGGCATCACGATACCAGCTTCGACTGCGGCTACGATCTCGTTCACGTGTACCGAGTCGATCGCAGACCGAGGATACAAGTCATAGTCCTCAACGAGAAGGACGGCCTTCACACGTTTCTTCGTTCCCATAGGAACCTCCGATCAAGAAAGATTCCCTGCCTTGCCCTGCCCCGACGTGCCATGGCGCGACCCGCCCCGCCAAGCCCCGCCACGATTATTCGGCATCCGCAGTGTGACCCACGGAGGTCGAGAAAGAACCTTGCAAAGCCCTGCCATACCGCACCACGCCAAGCCGGGCCACTCCACACCGCACCCAACCAAGCCAGGCATCGCCTCGATAATAGCCTACCAGAAGTTTGACCCTCTGGTAGACTGTAGAAATCCTCGCCTTGCCGAGCTATGCCCCGCCGGGCCATGCCTGACCGCACCACGCACGGACTCGCCAAACCAGGCCACAATATGGCCGGCGGTAGGAATGACCCGACCGCCGACTACGAAATCCTCGCCGTGCCTTGCCACGCCATGCCTTGCCTTGCCCCGCAACGCCTGGCCTTGACCTTTTATTATTTCTAGTCTTTCACCAGTTCCACTTGGAACTTGCCGAACGGACCGCGCTTCTCGATGCGGAAGTCGCCAACCCCGATGATCTGGCCGGCGATGTTAAGGTGCTCCTCTACGACCTCGGAGGTCATGATGTCCGTGTCGATCTGCACGTACAGGAAGCACGCCCACTTCTCAAACCGCGGGCGACTCCGCATGATCCCCTGACGCTGGATGATCGCGCGCCGAGTGTCGATCGTGTAGGACTTGAGCGGCTTCTCCGTCTTCGGATCGATAAGGATCGCACCCTCGTCGACGTTGAACACCGCCGCCTGAAAGACCGAGATCGCCGAAGCCTTGCCCATCTTCTTGTTCTTGGCCCCGTTAAGCAGCGCGGAACGGAACCCGATAGTGTTGACCATGAAGTTGCCATCCTTGTCGAGGTACAGGCCAGCCTTGGCCTCGTCCTCGGCGGACGGAATCTTCTTGGACTTCACCGTGGTCGAGTCGGTCCGTTTCATGCTTGCTGGATTGTGAGTCAAGAGCGGGAAGATGCCGGTCACCTTGAACTTGAACAACTGGAGATTCATCTGAGACTCCTCGCGCCGCCGCGTCGGGCCTCCCAGCCCTGTGCTTTGGCTCTTACCGATTCGGGAGACGGTCAACGACCGTCTATGATCCCTCGCCTCGCCGGGCCTTGCCGGGCCTTGCCTTGCACCGCCCCACCGGGCCTAGCCTTGCACGGCCGGGCCGAGTGATGATTATCCTACCACACTCCCGCCAGTTGTCAACAACTTTTTTACCTACGTCGCCTTATCGTCAGCCCGCCCGCGGGCGACCGCGACGACAGCCCGCCACCCGGCGTGCCCGCCGCGAGATGGTGCGTCGGCGATCGCGAGGTCGGATTCCGTATGTCCGGGATGCCAGGAGATGGGCCCGGTGGCACGTATGGTCCCAATGCCCCGAGCCACCGCCCTGCCCATGTTCCCATCCAAAGACCGCCCCAGTTAGCTGCCATCGACCACCACACCCGTGCGCTGGCCGTTCGCGTCCTCGTTGCCCGAGATGCGTGCAGTCGCTCCATCCTGACTCTGGAACGACCTGATCGTGCTTGCCAGAGATACCGCACCTGCTGCCCACGCGAGGATGATCCGCACCCCCTGCTCGACCGTCATGGTACCCTCGAGGACGCGCGTCATCGTGTTCGTCGGGATCACGGTCAGCGCCGATACGATATCCGCGTCCACGTTCGCGACGTTGGACAGCAGGGAAGCCGTCGCGACGAGCGATGCGTTGACGTTCGACAGAAGGCTGCTCGTGCCAACGAGAATCGAATCCACTACTCCATCCACCGTTACCAGCTCGGAATCCACGTTCGCCACGTTCGAGAGCAGCGATGAAACGTTTATCGCGATGCTAGTGGTCCCCGCGAGGATCGTCGTCACGTTCCCCTGCATCGCGAGCACGTCGCTGTCCACGTTCGCCACGTTCGACAGGATGCTGGACTCGGCCACGAGGATCGCCAGCGTGTTGCTCCAAGTGCTCCTTACCGCGACGAACATCGAGGAATCCAGAACGTTCAGCGCGTTGACGTTCGACAGTAGGGACGATATCCCGATCATGGTGGACGCGCCGTACAGTTTCACGTTCGCCAGAGTGGAGGTGGCCGTCACGTCGATCGCTATGGTGTTCGACCACGTCGA